CATGGTGCTATACCACACACAGCATTACCAAATAAAGATGACAAAAGATTAATAGTAAGTGGAAATATAAACTTTTTTTAATCTAATAAACATAAACTATTGCAGAATGTATAGAATACTTTAATAATAAAAAATGAATATATAAATAATAATTATGTTTCCATATTCAAATGAAGAACTTGAATTTTTAAACAAAGGAGGTTAATATGTTTAATCTAAATCCTTTTAAACTTCCAACTTACAAAGAAGTTAAAGAATCAGCTGAAAAGCTTTATAATGATTCTGTTAAGTTTTTTGAAGATTGGTACAAGGATATTGAAAAACATTTCAATAAAAAATAAATGTCTAATACATATAAAAGTACGTTTTTTGATTTAACTACTACAAATCAAACTACTGTTTATACTGTGCCAACAGGTGTTAAAGCACTTGTAAAAACTATACAATGTTCTAATCACACAGGTAATACTAAAGTTGAAGTATTTGTAACTGACACTAGTGCTTCTACAACTACTGAAATTGCTGAACTTACAATGGCAGCTAGTACAACAGAAAATTTTGCTAAAGGTCCAATTGTATTAGATGAAAGCGATATACTTAAAATTACTGCAGATACAGCAAATAGAGTTACAGGAACTGTTTCTATTTTAGAAGTTTCTTACGAATGATTAATCTTGTTGGCATACCTAAAGATAAAGTTGAAGCATCTTGGCCAAGAGTTGAACAATCTATAACAGAAGCTTTAATTAGATCTGGAGGGTATGCTAACTCAAATCATTTTAAAGAATGGTGTGTTGAAGGCAAATGTCAATTATGGATTCTTTGGGATTCTGAAGAACCAGTTGATATAAAAAAATATTATGGTGTCGTTGTAACAGAACTTATACAAAGACCTTTACAAAAATGTTTTTATATTCGTATAATGACTGGACATCATAGAGAAAAATGGCAACATTTAATTAAAGAACTTGAAAAGTTTGCTTATGAAAATAATTGTGATAAGATGGAACTTATTGCAAGACCAGGATGGGAAAAAATTTTAAGGAACTTTAGATATAAAAAAAGCCACATTCTTTTAGAAAAACAATTAAAAAAATAATTGTATGTTATTAAATTATAAAGACAACATTACTGAATTTCCAGTTAATACTAAAAACAGTAAAACAAAATTAGATTTAATATTATGTAAACCACATGAAATTAACGAAGTGTGGATGTATGTTAAAGATTTAATACAAGCAGCTTGTGATAGAGCTGGTGGTTTTGCAGATGCTAGTCATGTTAAAGAATGGTTAGAAAAAGCTACTATGCAATTATGGATTGCTTTTGATCCTAACCACAAAGAAATTAAATGTGTTACTGTTACTGAAATTAGACAATACCCTAAATATAAAGTTTGTGATTGTAAAATAACTACAGGCACAAGTTATAAAGCTTGGGTAGATTTTATGGACAATGTTGTTAATTGGGCAAGATCATTAGGTTGTAAAAAAATGGAATTATTTACAAGACCTGGTTGGGAACGAATACTTAAAAATAAACAATTTAAAAAAACACACGTACAATTAGAAAAAACATTATGATTGATTTAAAAACACTAACACTAAAACAAAAAATTAAAATATTTAAAGATCTTTACAAAGAAATATCTAACAAAGGTATTAATGGTGATACTGAACTTGCACACATAAATCCTTTTGAAGCTAGACTTCTTAAAATGTATGGCGGTTCTGGGACTATTAATGAAGAAACAGGATTAAAACAATATTTTGGTGGTGGAGGTGGAGGAGGTACTACTACTAGTACTTCTCAAACAGTAGCAGAACCTTATGGTCCATCTACTACAAATTTAAATCAAATTTTAAGTGAAGCACAAAATATATATGGTAGAGGCCCATCAGGTTATGTACCTCAATCTGCATTAACTTTAGAAGGTTTAGCAGCTCAAGAAGCTATGGCTAGACAAGCCAATACACAATTATCAGATACTGTTGCAGGTAAATACTCTAATCCATTTTTATCACCTATTATTGCACAAGCAGCTCAAGATGTTTACACAGGTGTTAATGAAGCCTATTCAGGTGTAGGAAGAACTGCATCTTCTCCAGTAGCTCAATCACAAGTAGCTAAGAGTGTAGCTCAAACTGCTTTGCCATTTGCTTTTAATGCTTATGAATCTGAACGTGCTAGACAATTACAAACTGCACAACAAGCAACAAGCTTAACTGGTGTAGGACAAACTTACGAAGATTATATTAGACAACAACAACAAGCTCCTTATCAGTCATTAGTAGAGTATGCTAACATTGTAAATCCTGTAGCTAGAGGTGGTCAAACACAAACTGTATTTGGTCCATCACCTAATAGATTAGGTCAAGCAGCAGGAGGATTCTTAGCTGGTTCTGCAATTGGTTCTCAATTACCATCTATTGGTGGTTATTCTGGTGCTATGTATGGAGGTCTTTTAGGTAGTATATTTGGCGGATTAAAATAATGAGTAAAATTTTTGATGTTGCTGGAGATGTAGTAGATACTACTGTTGACTTTGTTGATGACAATAAAGAAATATTAGCAGCAATAGCTTTAGCTTATGCAACAAGTGGAGCTTCTGTTCCAGAAACTACTGCAGCAGCGACAGCTGAAGCAACAGCAGCAGAATTAACTGCAGCTGAAATAGCAGCACAAGAAGCAGCTAGAGTTGCAGCTATGGAAGCTAGTAAACAAGAAGCTATGAGACAAACACTTGCTTTATCAAAAGGAAGTGGTGAAGTTGCTTTAGCTGGTAGTCCAGGATTTCTTCCTAATACTATGACAGTTGGACAAGCTTATCCAGAATTAATAGGGCAAGTGCAACCAAACACATTAGTAACTGGTTCACCAACTAATATAGAAAGTATTTATCCTGAACTTAGAGGACAAGTAGATCCTTCTTCTCAAGTAGTTATGAAAGGGGCTTCTCAACCAAATATATTTGAAAGAGGTTTTACTGCTGTTAAAGATGCAGGAACAGCTTTTGTAAACGATCCAATTGGATCTACATCTAGAGCTTTTGAAGAATATAGACCTAAAACTCCTGGTGAATATTTTACAACAGCATTAACTTTGTCTGCTGGTGGAAATGTTATTAGTGCTTTAAATCCACCAGAACAAGAACAAGCTAGACCAAGATCTACTACTAATACATATGAAGGACCACAAGCTCCTAAAACATATGTTACACAACCAGCTACATTACCATTGCCAACAAGATATGATGTAGCAAAACAACAAGTTTCTAAAACAGTAGGTACTCCTACTAGTGTTGGATTATTAGCAGTTAATAATAGTCCATTTTATGATTTTTTAAAAACAAACAATTTAAATAGAGGTATATTATAATGGCATCAATATTTGATGATTTAAGAAATAAAGGTTCAGGATTGTTAGGCGATCTAAATAATTTTTTATTTTCTGATACTAGAACACAAGAACAAAAAGATGCTTCTTCATATGGTTTTAATGAAGTATCTGAAGGTTTACAAAATGTATATCAGAACGAATCAAAAACTGCATTTACTCCTAGACCAGTTGCTCCTGCACCTGTTAACCCAAATGCAAAAACTCCTGTTCCAATGAATAAAGGAGAAAGTACATTTTTAGGAGCTGTTGGAGAATATTTTAATAATGCTCAAAAAACTTGGAAAGACAAAGGTGGCTTTGATGCTCTTATGTCTAATCCACAATTTGGTATTGGTTTATCTTTATTACAACAAGCTAGTGAAGGAAAAACTATTGGAGCTAGTGCTTTAAAGGCTATGGTTGATGGTGGAATTATATCTGAAACTTATGCTAAAAAAATAGCTGCTCGTGGTTCTGTTACAGGACCAGCAACTGCACAACAAATTGAAGCTGTTAAAGCTAAACTTGCTGCATCTGGATTAGCAGGTAAACCTACTTATTTACAACAAGTTATAGATATGTTTAAAGGAGAAAGTACTACAGCTAAACAAGATATGGCTTATGGTGAAATATATAAATTAGCTGAAAAGAAAGCTAAAGCTGTAGCTAAAACTGGTAAAGAAGTTAATATTGATGATTACTTAGAAGAAGCAGCAAGAGAATATATTGCTTCTAACAAAGGTGTTGTTGGTGGATCTGGTTTTGGAATACTTGGTGAAAAATCAATTACTAAAAAAGTAGATACTACTAAACAAAAAATTGTAGGAGAAAGACAATTAGGTGGACCAGTTGCTAAAGATAAAGCATACTTAGTAGGTGAAGTAGGGCCAGAAGTATTTATACCTAATGTATCTGGTAAGATTGTATCAAATGATGACTCTAAAATAATTAATTTATTACTAGAAGCTAATCCAAATCTTAAAGGAGTTAGTCCAGCTAGAGCTGAAAAAATATTACGTAATAGATTCCCTGACTATTTTGAATAATGAAAATAATTAAATCTAGATTTCCTATTACTAAATTACCAGCTGGTAAAGTAGTACGTCAATCAGATGTAGATGTTGCCGCAGAAAAATCTTTTGTTAAAAAGTTTGGTGATAGACCTGCATATATGGGTTATGGTATGGAAGGTTCTGGATCATTAGCTGCAAGAGACTACGCAGAAAAAGTTGCTAATAGAGTTTACTTTAAAAAATTAAAATCTGAATTAAGCAAAACTAGAAAGATTACTGCAACAGGTGTTAAATCATTAAAAGCTTCTGGCAGCAAAGTATCTAAGTCAGGACTTAAAATTGGTAAAGCTCGTGGTGCTATGAAAGCTGATATAATAGCTAGAACAGAAGCAGATGTAGCTATGGATAGAATCATGGAAAGATATACAGCTCGTAAAGCTAAATCTTTTAAAGCAGCTCCAGTTAAAGTAAGACAAGTTTCTCAAGAAGCAGCAACAGCTATGGGTTTTTCTCCAGAAAGAAAATTTGCACCTAGTGCTAAAGTTGCTACTCAAGAAGATGTTTATAATTTAGCTAAATCTGAAAGAAGAATTAAATATAAAAAACCTAAAGTTAAAACTACTAAATCTAATTTTGAAACAGAATTTAAATCATATATAAGTAAAGAATTTAAGTTATAATGGCTAATCCTTTAAGGACTACTGAGTTAAATCTTAATGATCCTATTAATGATTTAACTGATGGTTTAATTGATCCATCTCAAAGACCACAACAACAAGAGCCTCCAGGATTTTTTAGTTCATTACGTAATCCTGTAGAGTTAATATTAGAAGAATCTGTACCTGCATCATTATATCAATGGATGACTGGTAATACTAAAAAAGTACAAGCTAAAAAAGCTTTACAATTTTTAGAACAATATCCTTATTTACAAAATACACCACGTTATAAAGAAGCTGAACGTATTTATAAAAAGTTTGGTTATCTTCTTGAAGAAGGAAGCCAAGAGTTTAGTGGTGATGAAATGGTAAAAATGGTTAAGCAATATCCATCTGTGTTTGGAGCTGAGCTTGTAAACATGATGGTTGCTGATCCTTATTTATTTTTATTACCAAGTGTTGCTTATGCTAGATTAGGTAGAGGTATTTCTAATTCTCTTAAACTTAAATATTCTAAGTCATTTAAACCAATTAAACTTACTGCAGAAGAACAAGCCTTAAAGCAAACAGCTAATGCTGATATTCTTTATGGTGCTATGGGTACTGTACTTACTCCATTAGCATTTTCATCTGCTATGCAATTAGGTGAACAAGGTGTTATATCTGGTAGTCGTACTTCTCTTGAAACGACTATAGGTGCTACTGCTGGTTTGTTACTCAGCGGTGGTATTGGAGCTATATCAGGTCTTGCTTCTAAAATTGGAAGTATAAGACCAGATGCTGTTAAACGAGCTACTAATAATGTTATTTCAAATAGCGATGAAGATCTAACCAAGTTATTTGAATACAATGATAAGACTGGTAACTTTGAATATGTAGATAAACTATTTGATGAAATAGATAATCTATCAAAAAATATTGATCCAAAGATTAGAGATGTATCTAGCCAAGAAACAATTAACTTTCATAAACGAAGCATAACTTCTTTAGCTAGACCTATTATTGAAAATGGTGTTAATGCTTCTAAAAATAGTGCAGTTAAAAATGCAGCTAGTCTTGGTGGTGTATTAGCAGCAGGATCTTTCTTAACAGCTGATGATGAAAAAATTGCAGCAGCAGGACAAGGATTTTTATTAGGTGCTGGTATTTATGCTGCAGCTAAAACAGTAAACAAGTTTTTAAAATCATCTAAAGACGATATTACTCAAATTAGACAACAAGATTTTGAAGATACAATAAACTCTATTGATATTGCTAATCACAAATACTTCAGTCATGTATCTCAATTGTCTGGTAAAATTCAAGAATTAATTCCTGATCCAATAAGCTCTAGAAAAATATTTCATTACATACAACAAACAGAAATAGGTGGTAAAAAAATTAAACTATCTGATTTAAACCCTGATGAAAAATTAGGTCTTAATGCAATAAGAAATATATTTAAACAATTTGAAGATACTTTACAAGATCTTGACGAACCAATTTTAAAAAACATTAGAGATAATTATCTACCTATTATTTGGAGTGAATATAGAGGATTTAATCCTTCTCAATTTGCAGATATATTTGATACTAAAGTTTACGGTCCAACTAAAAGTTTTAAATTTGCTAAAAAAAGAATTTACGATACAATTAACGAAGGTTTAAAAAAAGGTTTTAGACTTAAACCTGGCATGGATAATGCTATTGAATTACTTAAAGTATATGCTATTGCAGCTGGTAAAGCAGTATCAACACGAGCTTTATTAAAAAATCTTAGAACTAGTAGTGTACCTGGAATTACTAAATCTCCATTTATTGCAGTAACTAATGAAGAAGTTTTAAATGTGATGCGTGGTCCATACGCAAAAGAGTATGTAGATTTTACACATCCTTACATTAATGCTAATGCACCAGTTAAAGTACACCAAGCAATAGTAGCTCCACTTAAAATGATATTTTCTGCTGAATCAGAAAATCAATTTATAACAGCTATGTTTAATACTAACCTTGTTATGAAACGATTAGCTGTAGGCTTTTCATTTTTTCATGCTGGTGGATTAATTGAAAATGCTTTCTTTACAGGATTAAGTTTTAAAGCTATTGGAGCTATATTAAATCCTAGATCTGCACCTGATATTGTTAAAGCAATTAATAATCCTACATTAGATTTTAAAGACTTTCCTTTATCTAAAGTTACTAAAGACTTAATACAGTCTTATGGATTTAATGATGTATTTGAATTTGCTAGATCAGCAGGTTTAGTAATTGAACGTGGTACAATTGACCAAGCTCATGACAGATTTTATTCTGTAGTTAACAGAACTACATCTGGTCTTAATAATTTATTAGGTTATCAATTTGGTACTAAAACAATTGGTAAAGCTAAAAAAGTATTTGAATGGTTTGATCGTGTTACATGGGATAGAGTATATACATCTGCTAAACTATTTTCATTTTTAAAAAACTTTGAAAGATTAGCAAAGCCTGGTGATCAAACATTTAATATATATGCTAATGCTCGTATTGCATCACAAGTAACTAATGATGCTTTTGGTGGATTAAACTGGGTACAAATAACACAAAGAATACAAAATCCACTTTATAAAAAATTAGCACAAACTGTATTTCAACCTGGATCTAAAGGTTATATGCAGTTGTTATTATTTGCTCCTGACTGGACAATATCTAATCTTAGAATAGCATTTAAAGCTTTGCCTTTATTTGAAAGCAATCCTGATGCTAGAAGATTATATCAGTTATACTTTGCACGAACAGCATTAATCTATGCTACTATTGGTAGTGCATTAAACTATATATTCTCAGAACATTCTATATTAGAAAATAAAGATCCAACTAGAATAGACTTAGGTAATGGAGAAGTTCTTACATTCTCTAAACAATTTATGGAACCATTTGATTGGGTAACTAATCCTTATGGTACTGGTGTTAAAAAATTAGGATCATTACCTAAATCTGTTGTAGAAGTATTGACTAATAAACAATACTTAACTAGCAAATGGTCTCCACGTATTACTGAGTATGATGATAATAATATCACCAAAGCTCTTAAATATGGTGGACAAGTTGGTAAAAAGTTTTTACCTATATGGGTACAACAAGCAACAGAAACAGTTGAGAAAGGTTTACTTAAAGACGGCATATCAGCAGATCTTGCCGCAGACGTAGCTCTTAATTGGTTCTTAGGACAAACTGGACATCCTAAATATAAAGCTCCTAGAACAAGTGAATATAAACTACAAGGTTTAGTAAGAAATCCTTACGAAACATTATTTTAATGGATAACAATATTGAAACAAAACTTTTAAATATTAATAATAGAGTTGATAAAGTATCTCTAGATATAGAGATTATTAAATCAAATCATTTAGCTCACATAGAAAGTGATATAAATAGTCTTAATTTTAAAACAGACAGAATTGAAGATAAAGTAGATAAAACTTATTGGATTCTTTTAACTGCAGCAGGTGCATTTATAGGAATCTTATTAGTTAATTTATTTAAATTTATAGATTAATTCAATCTATACTTGTTGATTAAATTTAGGTATAAGAACTAACTATGAACAAATCAATTTTAGTAATTAGTGATACTCATATACCCTATCATCACAAAGATTTAATACCTTATCTAGCAGCAATTAAAAAAGAATATAAACCAGATCGTGTAATACACATTGGTGATGAATTAGATAAACACGCATTATCATTTCATGATAGTGATCCAGATCTTCCGAGTGCTGGAGATGAATTAAGAATATCAATTCCAATCATACAGCAAATAGAAAAAATATTTCCTGTAATGGATTTGTTAGACTCTAATCATGGTAGTCTTGTTTACAGACGTAGCCTTAAGTATGGAATACCTAAAGCTTACTTACGAAAGTATAATGAATTTTTAAAGGTTAGTGATAAATGGAAATGGCACGATGATTTAGTCGTGCATACTAATAATGGTCCTGTATATTTTTGTCATGGCAAAATGGCAGACGTATTAAAACTAGCTCAATCAATGGGTATGTCTTGCGTACAAGGACATTATCATTCGTCTTATTCAATTAAATACTATGGTAATTCGTTAGGATTATATTATGGTTTACAAGTAGGATGTTTAATTGACAAAGACTCTCTAGCATTTCGTTATAATAAAACTCAACGCATGAGACCAATTATTGGTTGTGCTGTAATTATCAATGGTTTACCAAAACTAATACCTATGGTATTAAATAAATCTGGAAGATGGATTGGTAAAATCATTATATGAGTAACAAAACATTCTTTAAACAAATAGGTGGATCACACTATAAACGTTTTAAAATTAGCCCAGCTAAATTTATAATGGAAAATAATATCCCTTATGCTGAAGGTAATGTTATTAAATACATTTGCCGCCATTCTTTCAAGGGCAAGGAATTAGATCTTGCTAAAGCTAAACAATATATAGACTTTATACTTGAAACAAACTATGAAAAAAAAAAGCACAGTAAATAAAGCTGGTGTATATACAAAACCATCTTTAAGAAAAAAATTATTTCAATCAATTAAATCTAGAGCTGTTATGGGTACTAAAGCTGGTCAATGGTCTGCACGTAAAGCTCAATTACTAGCTAAAACTTATAAAGCTAGAGGCGGTGGTTATAAATAATGTACGCAAAGCGACAACAAAGTTTAGTTGACTGGGGTAAACAAAAGTGGAGAACTAAGTCTGGTAAAAAATCATCAGTAACTGGTGAACGATATTTACCTACTAATGCTATTAAAGCATTAACTCCTGCTGAATATGCTGCCACTACTAAAGCTAAAAGATTAGCTAAACGTAAAGGCAAACAATTTTCTAAACAACCTAAAAGTATTGCTAAAAAAACTGCGAGATATAGATGAGACGTGAAACTAAAATGCCACCTAAAAATAGAAAATATTTTAGGTCAACTAAGTCTGGTGCTGGTATGACTAAAGCTGGAGTACAAGCATATAGAAGATTAAATCCAGGATCTAAATTAGATACTGCTGTTACTGAAAGTAACCCTACTGGTCGTAGAGCTGCAAGAAGAAGATCTTTTTGTGCTAGATCTGCTGGTCAATTAAAGATGTGGCCCAAAGCTGCTAAAGATCCTAACTCAAGATTACGTCAAGCTAGACGTAGATGGAAGTGTTAAATGTTACCTATGTTAAGTGCTATTGCACCATTAGCTAAAATACTTTTTAATACAATTGAAAAAGCTGTACCTGATAAAGATTTACAAGCTAAATTAAAAGCTGATTTACAAACTCAATTAATACAATCTAATACTGATGAGCTTAAAGCTGCAGCTAGAATTATAGAAGCAGAAGCTAAAGCAGGTTGGTTTGCATCTAGTTGGAGACCATTACTTATGTATGTTCTTATATTTGTATTAGTCTTTAATTATATCTTTGCACCAATTGTTAAAATGTTAACTGGTATTGTAGTAGGATTTGAATTGCCAGGCGATGTTTGGACTCTTTTAAATGTTGGACTTGGTGGTTATGTTGTAGGAAGAAGTGCTGAATCTGTTGCTAGAACTATTGCTTCTAGACCAATATCAAAAGATATTAATGAATAATATGACTATGCTAGAAATTTTAAAAAAAATACACAATGTGCTTACCAAATTACTTTGGACTTTAGAATCTGATAAAAGAGCTAAACGCATTATTAAAAGTAAATTAAAAAAATAATGAAATTAAGTAAAGACTTTACTTTACAAGAATTAAGTAAATCAGAAATTGCAGATCGTAATAATATAAATAATATTCCAACTGCTGATCACATAACTAATCTTGTATTATTATGTCAGTATATTTTACAACCTGTTAGATCACACTTTGATAAGCCAGTTAGTATTACTTCTGGTTATAGATCTCCAGAACTATGTATATTAATAGGTAGTAAACCTACATCGCAACATACCTTTGGACAAGCAGCAGACTTTAAAATTGCTGGTGTGCCAAATAAAGTAGTATCTGATTGGATAGTTAATACTCTTGACTTTGATCAATGTATATTAGAATTTTGGAAACCAGAAGAACCCAATAGTGGGTGGGTACATTGTAGTTATTCTTTTGATAATAATAGAAAAGAATATTTACAAGCTACTAAATCTAATGGTACTGTTTTATATACCAAGATTTCTTAATCTTTGTAAAAAGTTTTGATAAAACATTTTTATTTGTAGCTTCTTAATTATAAGACTTTTTTTAATACATTCTTTACAAATCATATTTCCTCTAAGTTAATTTTAAATTGACGTTTACGATCTTTGTTAATAAATAACAACTCACTTTGTCTTTCAGTATAATTCATTAATCCTTTTTCACGTGCTTTAACAAAAGCATCTCTAATACATAAAGGATCAAACCCTGCATAATCACAAGTAGTTCTAAAATCTTTACCAAGATCTAAGAACCAATTGATTGCAGTTTCTTTATTACGCATATCAATCATTATAGTTCCTTTATAATCAGCATCTTCTAATGCTTGTGTTATTATTGCTCTAAATAATCTTTGTTCAGGTAATGATGAATGTACATTATACTGGCTTAACATCTTTAATAACTTCATAAGTTATTCTATCTTTGTTCAAAGAATTAAGTTTTAAATTAATTTCTGTAGGCGATAATGACTTAAACTTATTGTATGCTTCTAAATCATTATCAGCATCTACAATCGCAGAACCTTCAACGTAACAATATCCATATACTTTAAAAGTATATCTCATAAATTATTTTTACGTCTTGATGCTTCTAGTGTTCTCCAAACATCAATGACTAAACATTCTTTAGCTCTTTTGTTTTGAGTAATACCAACTTTTTCTGCTAAAGCTTGTTTCTGTAATATGTATTCTCCATATACATCTGAAGCATAATAAGCTTGTTCTTTTATAGAAAACGATTTGTCATTATTATTGCTAACAATATGTATTGCCTTATCTCGTTTTTGTTTATCTTTTAAATATTCTAAACCTGCACTTAACTTAGCATCTTCTTCATCTGTGTCTGCTAAGAACTTTAAAGCTTCTTCTAATCTTTTTTCATTAATCATAATTTTATTTGTTTACACACCCCTGTACTAACTAACAAAGGGAGACCACTTGAAATACAAGGGTGCGTATGTTGTTAATTAAAATGGTGCTTTCTCAGAACCATCTTCTTGTGTAGAGAGAATATCTCTAACAACTTTATCACAAGCTTTATAAACATCGTCATATTCTTGTACACTTCTGTTAGGAAGAATACTTGATAATAAATTTGACATAGTTAATCTGTATTTCTCAGACCAATTATTATTTGACATTTGTGCTGAAAATGTTTTTGCTGCTGGTACAGTATGTCCATTAGTTTGCATAGTATCTCCTTTATCATTAGTTGCATTTAACTGTTCTATTTTTACACAAGTCTGATTGTTACTGCCTGGTTTTTTTATAACATAACCAGTAACTCTAACTTTATCATTCTTGCTAATATGACGACAGCTTTGGTCAACGAATAATTTTCGTTCAATACCATTTTCCATTTCTACAGCTAACCAGTACTTAACTGGATTTTCTGCATCATGGATATCCTTAACTCCTTTTACTGTTGCGTCATACGTTTCTGTATTTGCCATGTTTTGTTTTCCTTGTTTGTTTATATGTTTAACTATATTACCTATTTTTTGCATAATTAGAATATACTTATTTCCAAGCCTTTTGCCAGATTTCTTTTGCAAAAATCTTAGCATCGCTATCACCTTTGCCCCACCTAAAGTTTTCTAAATTTAGTGGGAACATTCTAACTACATCTTCTTTTGTTTTAGCAATAGAAGTTATATGCTCTATAGTTTTGAAAGCATTTATCATTTCATCTAATGATGAATCTAAATGCTCTATTTCTACAGCTTCAGTATCGTTGTAAGAACAATACAATAACATTGTTTGCTTCTTACATATTTCTTTGTATAGAAATTGCTGTCTAACATCTGATGGTTTTGGATACCAATTTTTATCCAATGCACCAGACTTTAATCTTTTAAGATAAGCAGTAGCTTTAGTATCTATAATTATATCTTTAAATTCAAAATCTGTTTTGCAACAAATATCGTATTTTAAACCATATGGTTTTCCTGGAACTTGAATTTCTTTTTGATAAGAAACTACATCTCCAAATGCTATTAATGAATCTTTAAATCGAACAGCAATCTTAGCTGCCATTTCGGATTCATCATCATCATCTGATCCACCAAGTTCCCGGAATTTCTTTTGAGTAAAGTCATGTATTGCATCTTCATCATATGCTTCTTTTTGTATTGCGTTCATAGCACCTTCTTCAGCTGCTGAACCCATTATCATTCTTGCATTTGGTTTAGATTCAAATTGATATAGCTCATTAATAATCCAGTATGGTGGCGAATCAATAAATGAATTGCCTTTACTGGCAGTATGTCTGTAATCTTTTTCTAACATCTAGTCTCCTATGGTTAATAATATACAATGTTTTATTTCAAATCACTTTGATATTCCTATCAAAATACTTAAAGGACAACAAGAATTTAATAATAACAAATATTATAATTATTATAATATCTCTATCCTTTTATCTTATCTTTTAAACCCTACTAAAAAGTATGGGGTTAAAAGTATTATTCACAGATTGCATAATTGCACTTCTACAAATAGAGTGCAAAGACTACATAAACAATATAATAACAACTCCGAGTTTAAATTGTTTATTGATAAATTAATCGAATTATTTTATAATAGTAAATATGCAACGACCAGAATTGATAACTCGAATAGTTGATAAAAAAACTGTTCTTTATAATATCCGAGAATCAAGACTGGAATATATGTTTCATCGCAAACATATTTCTGAGGCCCAATATATTTCAGGTTCTAGATACAGACGACTATGTGAAATATCACAATTAGGATCTGGTGTTTCTAATATGCAACCACGCATAGATGGTTATTATGATGCTATGCTTTCACGTGTTGGAGCTTTATCTGAGCTTGTTAAAATCTCACAAGAAATAGGACCAGAAGCTGTACAATTTCTTAAATTTTATTGTTGGGAAAATTATTCTATTCTAGAATTATCTAACCTTTTGCACATCAGTAAGAAAAAAATTTCTTATAGAGTCCAAGAAGCTTTATCTAGATTAGCTATTTATTTTGGTTACATTAAAGTTAGAAATACTATAAAAGGTATTGGTGCAAAAAACCACAAAGTTTAAATCTAAAAAGTATTTAAAATGGGTAGCTTCACTACCTTGTTTGCTTTGCCTTTATAATGAGTGCCAAGCACACCATATTACTATTGCTGAAAAGCGAGGCTTTAGTCAAAAAGTATCTGATAAATTTACTATTCCTTTATGTTATGTTCATCATCATCAATTACATATGCTGTCTGAACGTAAATTTTGGAATACTTTAGGATTAAATCCTGTAGATTATGCTAATATTTTGTATGATATTTATACAAAAAATGAGCAAAATAACGATGTTTTAATTTATCAACAAATCTATAACAAAGTTTTACCACTTGTTAAAGATCACGTTGACTTTCTATGTCGTCTCAAAGTATAAACGTAGTTATCCTTCGAATTATTGTTTTTAAATTATGGCTAAAATCCTAAAATTTAAACGTAAGTCTTTTGCTGAAGATTTTATTAAACATGTTGAACCTGATAAAATAGCAGACTTCGTACAAAAAGATAATCCTAATATGCCTAGCAACGTTGTTGATGCTATGGCACTAGCTATGATTTATACTACTTATTTACAATTGCTTATAGATGAAGAATCTATACCAGCAACTGAAGTAGTTTTTGGTGGTTCATCATTTCCAATGGGAATCGATGTCAAAAAAACCATCCATTAAATTTCCGTATAAGAAAATTAAAGGTACTCTTAACTGGTATGATGCCAACTCTAAAACAGGTTGGATTGACTCTAAAGAATTTAAAGAATTAACTCCGTCAATTTGTCATACTCAAGGTTGGATATTTGAGGAAACTAAAACTTATATAAAAACTTTTAGTACTTATAGTATTGATCCTGAAGATAACTCTATTGAGTTTGGTGAGATACTTTGTATTCCAAAAGTTTGGTTAAAACTCAGGTAGTTTTTTTAAAGGATCAGTAATATCTTCATCGTTAATATATTCTATTCCTTCTAACCAAGCCATTTCTTTTTTTGTTTCTACAATTTCTTTTTTAACTAGACTCTTGGCTTCATCAAGTTTGCTTACCAAGACTGGAAAATTCTGTTCGTATATTCCATAAATGTATAAATCACTTATCGCAGATGCGACTCTTGATAAGCCTTTAAATCGTTTTTGTAAACGACTATGCCTTGAGTCATCAAACATTAATCTGTACCACCAACTTTAACATCTTCATCAGGTAAATAAGATTCACCTTCTAGCTTTGCTATACGATCTTTCATTTTTTCTATTTTCTTTTTAAGAGCTTCTCTTTCATTTAATAGTTTATTAATGTTAGCTTGAAGTATTTTCATCTTTGGATCTACGTTCATAATACATCTACCTTTTGTTGATTAATTTCATTTTGATTTTTTAATTTATTTGCAATACTTAGTAAAGTGTCTTTATCTTCATTATGCAAATAACCTTTATTTATACACATCTCAATACTATTAATTAATATTGATAATGTATTTATTTTCATTTGCTCTCTATAAAGCATTTCTTGAAATGTATCTTTCATGTTCTTAATCCGAATTGTTTTGTATCTGCCACACATGATTTGCTTTCATCATATACTATAGCCACATTACCTGCAATAAAATCTCCTGGAATACACATATGTCCAGTTTTTTCTTGCCATTCATACCATAAATCTGTAGCGATTTCGTTGTATTTTATTGGCTCTTTTAATTTAGATTCTTCATCACAATACATATCAATGGTCTTACCATTTTCTACTCCTTGTAGAATTTCTATTGTATCACAATTTAACAAAGGATAGAGTTCTTTAAATGTTGGCTCTTTGTCAAACATATGTACTGTTTGTGTTCTTGGTTCTGCATTTAGTATTACTACTTTGTACATCACTTGTTCTCCTTTTGTTTTATTTCGTTTAAATAATTTTTTATTAAAACTTTAATTACTCCAGACATTGTATAATTTTTTAAATTACAATATTCCCTAAATTCTTTATACAAATCATCTGTTAATGTTATGCCTAATACTCCGTATCTGTTAACCCATTTACGTTTAGATTTAATATTAAGTTCGTTATTTATTTGTTCTATATCCATTGTTGCCTCAATAGTTTAGTTATTAGTTTTAATGCTGCTTGATCTTTAATAAATTCTTTTCCGTGATAATCACCAAATTCATTACGATCATAGACATGTCTTGAACTCCAGAATATGTCATACTTCCATTCTTCCCATTTATCTAATAACTTTTGTTTATTTTTTGTTTTAAGTTTCATAGTATTAATTCTTCACTTTCTGGTTCAGGTTTATAATACTTTAATTTTCTGCTTATCCTATTATAAGCAGCTAATCTGTATTTTATATACTTATAAGTCTTAATATCTTTTTGACTTAATGAATGTCCAAGCATTTCAGTTGCCATTAAATATGATTTAATTATCCTGTAAGCTTGACTAAGATATTCAATTTCTACTTTTATTTGTGGTTTGTTTTTTATTCCCATATACATTGATACATAAAAATTTCATTACCTTTATAAAAGGTAGCTAATTGTTTTCTTCCGCTATAATTTTTAACAGTTTTTGAATAAGTTATTTCAGTAAACTTTTTATCACAATCATTAAATGATGTTGAATTATTTACTGGTACTAATAACGTTGATCCATTCATAAACGTTAATATTAATGCTATTGTTTTCATTAATCTAAATACTTTCGTATTTTACTTTTTACTATATCAACCCAATCGTAAAATTCTTTAAAATAATTACGATACTCTTTACTTCTTTTTTTTTTGATTTCTTCAAAAGCTTCTTTTGTAGCTTTATCTAGAATCTTTAGTTGTTTTATTGGATTTAACATTGTTCCTTTCATAAAGTTCGGTAGTTGCCTGTGGCTCTACAGAACTTGTTAGTTTTTCTTTTATAGTTTTATACATAGCTTTTTTTAATACGTTCATGGCTTTTTTATCAGAACCCATAACTACTACGTGTTTATTTAACCACTTTTGCAATTGATCTTTCATTTTTATCTCCATATATTTTGCTTAAGTTTCTAGCTTTTGACATCCATTCAACTGGAGTTAAATTACTTAACCAGTCGCTTACGGATGGTATATAGCCACAATCTTCTATTACATGCTGTTCAGCAATTAATTTAACTGGAACGTGCTTTCCAGAATTAAGTACTATGTAATCACCAAACTCATTTATACATTCTTGTATTCCTAATGAGTGGTGTCTTAATGCTCTATGTCTAAAGTCTGGATGGAAAGCTTTAGTGAAATCGAACCAATTATGGATTCGAAGATAATCATCTAAAGTTCCACCCCATTTACTTACACTTGATTGAGCATGATATACTGGTGTTGCCATATTATTATTTGCTTAAAGTTATATTGATTCTTCCAGAATCTTTTAATGGTTGCCAATCTTCTACTGTTTCATTTCCTTCTAATGTATATTCTCCAGTAATTACATTTAATAATACTGTACCATTTACATTGTATTCTCCAGCAAATGAACCAAATCGATCTAAAGCACCAAGTTTCCAAAAGATATCGTCTAAATGTATTTCGTCTAATCTTTCGTACTTGCAAATATCATGATAAAATATATCTGCTTTTGTTACAGCTTTATGTTTATCAAGATATTCTCTTTTGACTAATTCTCTTATGTAATAAGATTGATTAGTACAATCCTTTAAATCAACATTGTCTTTATTTTTGTCTAACCATACAAAACTATCATAACCACCTTCATCATGCCCACCTGAAAATTCAGCTTGAGCATAATTAATTTTTAATCTTTCAAATTCTTCTGTGAATCCTTCAAGAAAATTAGATACGTTTTTGTGGTTTACTTCTTGACTTAATATTCTTTGTCTTTCGTAAAACTTATTTTTACGTTTTGTATTCTTTACTGTTTCTATAAAATTTAACGATGTATATATCATTGTTATCCTTTTGTTATGGGCATTGTTTATAGAATGTTAATTCATTCACCAGGAATAATTTTAATTGGATTTCCTGGATGGTAGTTAAACCCTTACTCCCAAACCCATTGTTATTTTATTTTTCTAATTGAAGCATAGCTTTAGGAGCTTGTACTTCAATATTAGCTTTCTTAAATGTATTACCAAGATATTTCCAAACATCTTGTATGCTTTGTCCAGAATATAAAATATTCTGAGCTTCTTCTTCCATTACATCTAAGATTTTTTTTTCTTTAAACTTATCTGATCTTTCAATAAGTTTAGTAGTTTCGTCTGCACATTTTTCACGTAAATAATGTTTTACGTTATTTACATTTTGAAACCAATCATCACTTTTATTACGAAGTCTAGTATCTGAACTTTCATTATCCCATCTTCGTAGTGATTGCCATTTTTCTAAACTTCTTTTTAACTTATCAGCAGTATCTGCAACAGCTGCTCTTAATTTACTTTCGTAAGTATCTTTGCTGTCTTGAAATCTTTCAAGTTTTTCTTTTGCAGCTTCTACTGCTTTTAAATCTTTTTCAAGATCTAATTTATTAAGAAAAGTTTTGAAATTTTTTTCTATGGCTTTATTAGTTTCTAAATGTATTTCAGACTCTATTTTTTTACGTCTATTGATAAATTTATCTTTGACGTATTTTTCTAAATACTCTAGCTCGTTTTTTCTGATAGGTATCATATATTCCTTTTAGTTTAGGGTACTGATCACTTGTAGGTTCAATCAATACCCTATTGTTTATTTATGCCGATTCAGATAGATTATTAATTGACTTTTCAGACAATTTAATCATTTGCTCAGCAGTTTGTTTTGTTGCTTCACTTGCATCCATTCGTGAACATACACGGATGAATAACGTAGTCGCAGATGTTTTTTGGCCCATTGGGTCCAATGCAGCTAATATCTTATTGCTTTTTACAGCAGTATGACATGTAGCTAATAAATGTGCGTAATAATCACACATTTTGCTATACTTATCTGCCACTCTCTCTTGTTGAGATTTAGTCAGCTTTTCTGTTGACATCTTCTTTTTTCTCTTTCTTCCTGATTTCGAATGGTAATTCTACTTCATCAGGCATGTTGTTTAGTACAGCATTGAATAGTCCAATACTGATTCTCACAGGTAGTGTAAGAATTTTAATTGTATTATTTTTTATGTTGTCTATATTTTTCATATTTTTTATTTAACCTTTCTAGTTTACTTTGAGTTTCACGATACTCTTGTGCAAACTCTTTCGTTCCTGGAATTGGATCGACATCTTTGGTGAGCCAATCCCAGCTTTTTTTTGTTACTATGCCTAATAGAGTGAAACCTACATATTTAATTATGTGAAATAATGGATTCATTATTTATTTCCCTTTCTATTTTGGCAAATTTTGCGTTGACTCTATCTTGTTTATGCACAGTCAAATCAATAAATTGATTAGGATCTTGCTTGAATTGATTTAAGTCTAACCCAAAATGCTTTGCTAATAACAACAAATGACCACATCTCATACGATTCTTTGCAGTTTCGTATTTATCATACTGTTGGTATGCTACCCCCATTATGTCTGCCATTTGTGTTAATGTTTTTTTCATTTTTTTTCTGATCAGATACAGATGCTTTGCTATCTGAATATCTTCTGTGTTTTTTCTCATATATTTCTTTCGCTGTACCAAAGAGTGATTTTAAAACAAACAGTTCTCTTTTGTCGCTGCTTGTCTTTGATGTAACTACTCTTATGGTATTAGGCTCTTTTGATTTATGATTTAGACGTATAACAACTAAATATCCTTGTTTAGGATATAAGATTGATTGATACGTCATGTGTTCAATATACGGAGTCCACCATTTCATTCTTTCTTGTTGTATAAAGCCACCAAATGGTAGGCTATATACTATCTCAAGAGATCGTTTTAATGGGACTTTCTTGTTTTTGAACCTGTTCTTTAATGTTATAACGTACATTGTTTTCAACCCATTTCTGAAGTTCACAGTATAGTCTGTATTTAACTTCGCTGTCTGCCATTGAATCTATTAATGCTAATAATTCTTTGGCTTGATTCTCTTTGTTAAACATTATTTGATCTCCATTTTATAGAGTCGCATATTAATATCTTCTAACTTTTGATTTACTCTCATAAGAGTCATATTAATATTCTGTCTTTCTTCAGACTCTCTCATAAATTGTACGACTAGTATTAAGAATAATACAGTCTGTATTAGTAATAATGCTATCATCATGATTGTATTTGTATCCATATATTTATTGTTTAGTTAACCCCTGCACTAGACAGGGGCTAACGATTTCAGGTTATTCAGCAGTTAATCTTACTGCGATATCTTTTAATAGATTCTCTATGCTTTCAAGTTTTTCATCTTGAGCAATTAATCTATTATGAAGTACTTTAGGTATTAGAATACCAGCTTGTACTTTTTTGACATAATCACTATTCATGTCAATTGGCTTATTTGTATAGTCAGTCATAGGTTCTCCTATTGTTAGTTATTTTGGGTTAATACCCAATCACTTGTGTTGGGTTATTTACCCTTTCTTTCTTGTTCTTTTCTATATTCTATATCGAACTCTTTTTGTTCTTTATAATTCATATAGATGTTGTAAGCCGACATTAAAACGGCAAACAACAGTCCAAGAAATACTATAGTCATTACTATTCCGTAGAATATACTCATGTTATCTCCCTATCTAAATAAGGTTTAACCATTCTTTCATAGAATGATTCTGTATTGTACATCACGTGGTATTTGTTGTATTCTTGCCACGTTAATGATTCAATAGTTCTTTCATGGTTAGTTAATAACCATTGTTCAAACTTACTATTTGGATATTTATTCATAATTATTTCAATCGTTTGTATTTAACAACAAATCTAGTTAGATAGTTCTCAAACTTTCTATCATGATTATGTGGTTTTTTCTTAGGAATTGGTATCAATGGTAGTTCTGATACATTAAATAGCTCTAGTTGTGCTACCTTTTCATGTACATTTTTATACATACTATCTCCTTTAGTTAGTTATATCAGGGAGTTAATTGATTATTAACAATCAATAATCAGTTGCGTTCCCTCACAAAGTGAGGGGAACAGCAACGATACAAGCAAGTAAATTATATAGACAATACAATATAAATTCTTTCTAACAAGAAAGTTGAGTTGGGTGGGTTTTGCTCGAACCCCCAACGAGATAGCAGTAGTAAGTGAGTAATAGAAAAGGGGGGTTTTGTATTAAACTCCATAACTTTAACAAAAACAACAATAATAGAAAGGTAAATATATGGCAGCACCAATATTAGGTGGTATATATTCAGCATTATCCAGATTTGGATATGGAGTAGCTAGATCATTAAGACCTACTAAGGTGGGATCAGCTATCAAAAAGATTACCCCTGTAGCCGTCAAAGAAGCCGAATTTTCTCCAATGGTTACAAAAGGCTTAGAGGGAGCCAAGAAAAAGATTTCTAGCGGTTATAGAAGCTTATACGCAGGAACTTTAGGTTCTTCAACTAGACGTAAGGTAACTAGTGGGGTATTAGGAACTTACACAACAATGTCATTTCTCAATGGAGAAGATGACGAATTAGAGGAGTAAACATATGGTACTAAAAACAAACCTAGCAAATCTAGCCCAAGCTGCAAAAGCAGTAGGTGCTGATGTTGTAGGCATAGTTAAATCTAAAGCTAAAAAACCTGCAAAAATGGTAAGAGAAGCAGGTAGAGCTATTAGACGTAACCCTAAAAAATCTGCGGCAATAGGTGCAGCAGGAGCAGCAGGAACTGGCTTCTATCTTTATAATGGCAAAAGAAATGCCTATGAAGAAGATGATATGATGTAATGGACTTAGAAAAACTAGCCGACCAAATCATACAATTATCACCAGAACAAGCTCAACAATTACAAGTAATTTTAAAAGCAAAAGTAATGCCTGAAGTTGAAAAACAAAAAGGCTTACTAGATGAGCAAGTAGCAAATCCCCAAGTAGATCAAATGGCTAGACCAGTTGAACCTACTATGGCTCCACCAACAACTCGAGATGTTGCTTTACGCAGCTTATTGGGTTAATAGGTAATTAGAAAGGAGAAAATCTAATATGCCAATGGTAGGAAATAAAAAATTTTCATATACTAAAAAAGGTATGGCAGCTGCTAAAAAGTTTGCCAAAAAAAAAGGTATGAAAATGACTAAGAAAAAAGGATATTAATGCCTAGAGAAAGATCAATACAAGACTTTATCGATCAGCTAAAAGAAATTTACGCAGAACAAGAAGAACTGCTAAATGATTTTGAAGCTGAATTTGGAGAACTATCCGAAGAAGATGATGATGAAGAATAAACCAAAGCTTGGATCAGGCACACGATTTAAACAATTGACAAGTCAATTAGCTAAACGTGGAGTTAAGAATCCAAAAGCTTTAGCAGCATATATTGGAAGAAAAAAATATGGTAAAAAAAAATTCCAACAATTAGCCGCTAAAGGAAAACGATAACATAGGGAGACCACATGGAAAAATTACCAAAGATTATACCAGGCGAAGGAGTAAGAACACAAAGAGAAACTATTTACAGGAGACCTGTAAATAAAAAAATAGTTGCTCAAAGAGGAATTGGTAGCTCAGTTAAATCTGTAGTTAAAAAAGGAATTAAGTATGGTGTAGCAGGTGCTGCTCTTACTGGAGCTGGTTATTTATTATTTGAACCAGAAAGAAATTATGCCAAAGCTCCTAAAACTTATGAGCCTAGAGATTTAAGAAGTCCAATTATATATAGACCATCAGAAGATTTTTAATGACTGAAGAAATAAAGACAGAAATAGTTGACGTAAAAGTTATTGAAGAAACATCTTTACCTGTAAAAAAATCTAATCTAGGAGGTAAAAGACCTGGAGCTGGGAGACCTATAGGACCAAGAAAACAAAGACAATGGAAGATGGTTGAAGATCTAGCAACTAAATATCAACAATCACCATTAGATTATATGTTGTCTGTACTTAATTGTCCAAAGACATCACCAGAAAGAAAATTATATGCAGCAGAAAAAGCAGCTCCATTTGTACATCCTAAACTTGCTAACTCAACAAGTAGAATAGGATTCAATGGACAGCTCAATGTTAAAGTCAAATGGGAAGAATAAAACCTACGAAGTTTCTGTAGGTTATAAACCAAGACCATTACAACGACAGGTACATGAATCATTAAAACGATTTAATGTATTAGTTTGTCATAGACGATTTGGAAAATCTGTTCTTGCAATAAATGAATTAATTAAAACTGCAACAGATAAACCAAGATCTAAACTTGCATACATAGCTCCAACTTATAGACAAGGTAAAGCTATTGCTTGGGATTATTTAAAATTTTATACAAGACCACTAATGGCATTTGGTGGTGATCGTAATGAATCTGAACTACGAGTAGATTTGTATAACGAATCACGTATCCAAATTTATGGTGCTGATAATGCCGATTCACTTCGAGGTATGGGATTCAATGGTGTCGTACTTGATGAGTATGCAATCATGTCTCCTAGAACTTGGACAGAAATTATTAGACCTGCAATCTCAGATACAAATGGTTGGGTAATATTTATTGGAACTCCAATGGGCCACAATCAATTCTGGGAAGTTTACGATTATGCAAAACGTGGACATAAAGATTGGTTTGGTCAATTATATAGAGCTTCAGAAACTCAAATAATTCCAGCAGATGAATTAAAAGAAGCTCAGTCTATTATGACTGAGGAGCAATACAATCAAGAATTTGAATGTTCATTTACTGCAGCAGTAAGTGGTAGTTACTATGGTAAACTTATTACAGCAGCAGATAACGATGGAAGAATTTGTGAAGTACCTTATGATACATCTGTACCAGTTGAAACTTGGTGGGATTTAGGTATAGGAGATTCAACAGCAATTTGGTTTATACAAAGAGTTGGTGAAGAAATACACGTTATAGATTATTATGAAACTTCAGGTGAAAGTTTATATCACTATGCTGAAGTTTTAGAGCAAAAAAATTATAACTATAATAGACATGTAGCTCCACATGATATAGTAGCTAGAGAACTAGGTACTGGTAAATCAAGATTAGAAGTAGCTAATGAAATCGGAATTGATTTTGAAATTGCTGCTAAACTTGAAGTAGATCACGGAATTGAAAGTGTTAGAAATACTTTGCCATATTGTTATTTTGATAGAGAAAAATGTAAGATCGGTTTAGATGCTTTACGTCAATATCGAAAACAATGGGATGAAAGAAACCAAGTATTTAAAAATAAACCTTTGCATGACTGGTGTTCCCATGCAGCAGACGCATTTAGATATGGTTGTGTACATAGTCCAATTGATACAAGTCAATGGACAAAACCAATCTATATAGATACAAAATACGTAATATGAAAACTGAACGAGAAATTATAGCAATATTAAATAAAGAAATTAAATCATCGACTGGTTTTATTGGTGGTGAAATAGTTAATAGAAGAAAAAAATCCTTAGAATATTATTTAGGAAAACCTTTTGGTAATGAAGTAGAAGGTAGATCACAAGTTGTAAGTACTGATGTATCAGATACTGTTGAAAGTTTATTGCCTTCATTAATGAGAATATTTACTGCTGGTGAAAATGTATTTCATTGTGAGCCAGTAGGAGTTGAAGATTCTGAAACTGCTAGACAATGTTCTGATTATTTAAATTATATTTTTTATAAAGAGAACTCAGGGTTTATAAGTTTATATACTGCATTTAAAGATGCACTTATACAACGTAATGGAATTTTAAAAGTTTATTGGGATAACTCACAAAGAACTACAAGAGAAGAATATAAAAGATTAACAACTGATGAATACAATCTTTTAATTAATGATAAAGAAATTGAAATTGCAGAACATAGTGAATATCAAGAATCATTACTAGACCAAGATAATAACGAAATAGATAAAATTACTTATCACGATATCGTAATTAAAAAAACAGAATCATTTGGTCAAGTTAGAATTGAACCAGTACCGCCAGAAGAATTTTTAATTGAACGTCAAGCTAAGTGTATTAACTCAGCTAATTTTGTTTGTCATAGAACTAACATGACTCGATCTCAATTAATTGAAATGGGATTTGACAAAGATGAAATTAATAAACTTCCAACTGGAAACTCAATAGATTACCTAGAAGATAATCAAGTTAGATATCAAGAAGATTTAGTAGGCATTAATGATGATGGAGATAAATCATCAGATGAAATTTTAATTCATGAATGTTATTCTAGAATAGATATTAATGATGATGGCAAAGCAGAATTAGTAAAAATATTATTAGCAGGAGATTCTACTTACAAAGCACTTAGTATTGAAGAAGTAGATTCAATGCCATTCGTTTCTATAACTCCAGTAATTATGCCACATAGATTTTATGGCAGATCAGTTTCTGAATTAGTAGAAGATATACAATTAATTAAATCAACTGTAATGAGACAAATGTTAGATAATATGTATCTAACAAATAATAATCGTATTGCAGTACAAGACGGACAAGTTTCATTAGATGATCTATTAACTAATAGACCAGGAGGAATTGTTAGAACTAAACAACCACCTGCAAATGTTATGATGGCTATGAACACCCAACCAATTGGTGATCAAGCTGCAGGACTATTAGGATATTTAGATTCAGTAAAAGAATCTAGAACTGGTATTACAAGACAATCTCAAGGATTAGATCCAAATACTTTAAACAAAACAGCAACTGGTATTAACCAGATCTTAACACAATCTCAAATGAGAATGGAGTTAATTGCTAGAATATTTGCTGAAACAGGTATTAAAGATTTAGGATATAAAATGTTTGAGCTTATTTGCAAGTATCAACAAAAAGAAAAGATATTAAAAATTCGTGGGAAGTTTATTCCTATGAGACCATTTGAATGGAGAGATAAAGTTAATGTTACTGTAGCCGTAGGATTAGGCACAGGTTCTAAAGAACAACAATTAATTTTGTTAACTTCAATTTTAGAAAGACAATTACAAGCTATAAATCTTCAACAGAACGTTTATGGCCCAATGGTAAATTTAAGGAACATTTACAATACATTAAAGAAACTTATAGAGAACGCAGGACTTGGTAATATTGAGCCATACTTTATGGATCCAGATGTTGGACAAGCTCAAATGCCACAGTTGCCGCCTAAACCTCCAACTGAATTTGAAAAAGTTTCATTAGCTCAAGTACAAGGTCAAAACGAAAGAGAAGTTATTAAAACTAACGTTGAACTTAAACGTATTGAAGCTGAAATGAGAGCTAAATTACTTGATTACGAATTGCAAATCAAAGAATTAGAGCTTAAATATAACACTAAAATTAATGAGATTGATTTAAAGAACAGATCTATGATAGAATCTCAAAAACTTGCTACAACAAGTGATATATTTAAAAAGATAATGGAAGGACAAAAAGAGTTTTTTAATAATGGACAACAAAATTCCACAATCGAACCTGGATCAACAGATTCTCAGGGGTAAACAAGCTTCTATTTTATTAGAAGAACCCTTGCTGAAGGAAGCTTTTGAATATTTATCTGAATCTTATAGATCAGAAATATTTAAAACTTCATATTCCGACCACGAACAAAGACAAGTTCTTTGGATGGCATTTAATATGCTAGACAAAATTAAAGGACATCTTGTTAGTGTAATGGAGACTGGCAAACTAGCTGCCCATGAGCTAGAAAACCTAAAACGTCAATCGTAATAATTACGAAACGATAACCCTAAAGGAGCATATATGGCAGATGATAAATCTGTATCAGGTGCTGCTGAGAAAATACTTGGTTTACTGAATCCTAAAGAAGGACAATCAGCACCAGTAGTCAAAGCAGAACCATCAGTAGAGCCTGAAGTTAAAACTCAGGAAGTTTCAAATGACAATCAATCAACGTCTGACGAAATTGTTGAAGAAGCCGTAGCTACTGAAAACACAAACGAAGAAGTAACAGAACAACCAACACAAAAAGAAGAAGTTGAGAAACCAAATCTCCACCGAGTAAAAGTACAAGGTCAAGAGCTTGAGGTTACTCTCGATGAACTTAAGTCTGGTTATTCTAGAGATTCAGATTATAGACAAAAAACTCATCAATTATCACTTGAAAAGAAAAATCTTGAAAGTGAAAAAGAAAGTTTACGTCAGACTTATGATTCTCGAATTAAAGAACTTAATAATGCAATTCAATCTGCAGATTTACTCTTTAAAGAACAGTTAGGTGCTACAGATCTTAATAAGTTATATGAAGAAGATCCTAGTCATGCAGCTAAGTTAGAGTTTAAAATTAGACAACAACAAACTCGCATTAATGATTTACGTAAAAAAGCTGATGAAGCTTTTCAAAGTGAATTTACTAACTATCTTAAAAAAGAAATAAAACTTGCAGAAGAACGCATACCTGAGTTTGCAGATCCAGTAAAATCTGTTGAGTTTAAATCTAATGCTAAAAAACTTTTAGCTGATTATGGATTTAAAGATAATGAAATATCTTCATTAACTGATCATAGATTTTTATTGGTACTTAAAGATGCTATGCAATATAAAAACTCTAAAGCACCTAAAGACCTTTCTCCAAAAAAGGTAGTTACTGCTCCAAAAGTTATTAAAGCTGGTGTTGCAAAAACAGATAGTTCAGTTCGTGATGTCATAAAACAAAAAATTGGGAAAGTAAGAAAGACTGGTCGCATGGAAGATGCTCAGTCTGCCATACTTCAAATGATAACACAAAAAAAATAAGGAAAAATAAATGGCACAACCATCAAATACTTTCGATACTTACGATGCAGTAGGTATTAGAGAGGACTTACAAGATGTGATTTATTCTATTTCTCCAACTGAAACTCCTTTCATGAGTTCAGCTGCTAGAGAACAAGTTAAATCAACAACACACGAATGGCAAACAGACGCACTTGCTGCAGCATCAACATCTAATGCTGTTATCGAGGGCGATGAAGCTACTCTTGATGCTTCTACAGCTACAACAAGACTTGCGAACAAAACGCAAATCATGGATAAAACTGTAGTTATTACAGGCACTCAAGAAGCAGTTGATAAAGCTGGTAGAGCAAGTGAATTGGCTTATCAAATTGCTAAAAAATCAAAAGAACTAAAACGAGACATCGAAGCTACTTTACTTGCTAACCAAGCTAAAGTTGCTGGTGATGCTTCAACTGCAAGAAAATTTGCATCTCTTGGAGCATGGGTGTACTCAAATGACTCATTAGGTTCTGGCGGTGCATCTCCAACTGGAGATGGTACTGATGCTAGAACTGATGGAACACAAAGAGCTTTCACAGAAGATCAACTGAAATCAGTTATCAAATCTGTTTGGAACGCAGGTGGAAGTCCATCAATCCTAATGGTTGGTCCTTTCAACAAACAAAAAGTATCTGGATTCACAGGTGGATCTACTAGATTTGATGCTTCAGAAGATAAAACATTATACGCAAGTATTGATGTTTACTCATCTGACTTCGGTGATCTAGAAGTTGTACCTAACAGATTCTCTAGAGATAGAGATGCGTGGGTTCTGGATATGGACTACTGGTCTGTAGGTTTCTTAAGAGACTTCACTATGCACGAGTTATCAAAAACTGGTGATAGCGAAAAAAGACAGCTTTTAGTTGAGCTTACTTTAATCTCTAGAAACGAAGGTGCTAGTGGACTTGTTGCAGACTTAACAACGTCATAGTATAAATAATCTGAGGGGGAGAGCAATCTCCCCTTCATAAACATTTGTTTGGTCTTTGAAGTCTTAAAGACGGAACGAAGCAAACATAGGAAAATAAAAATGAGAACATTAAACGACTACTTTTTAACTGCTAGATTAGATGATGTATCTGCTGCTAGTTCAGTTAATATTGCTGTACCTGATGATGGAAAAATTATTAAAATTATTTCTGTATTAGGTGGAGCAATTACAACAGCTAACTCAGCTGTAACAAGTGCTATAAATGGAACTGCTGTAACTGGCGGATCATTTACTGTAGCATTTTCTGGATCAGCTGCAGGAGACATTGATACTGCTGAACCAACAGCTGCTAATAGTGTTAAAGAAGGTGATTATATAACAATTACATCAGATGGTGGATCTTCTACAAGTCAACCAATTGATATAACAGTTATTATCAGAAGATAATTTTACATTAGGGGGTAGCAATACCCCCTTTTTTAATTTAAAAAGGAAATATATGGCAATTATGAATTATGGTCTTAGACCAGTAACAACATCTAAAGTAGCTATGAGTGGTACATCTGCTCAAAGTTCTGCAATAGGTGCAAACATACAATACGTAAGATTAGTAGCTGATGCTGCTTGTCATTACAATATTGGTGTTAATCCTACAGCAACAACTAGCACAGTTTATTTACCTGCTAATGAAATAGAAATTATTAAAATTTCTGAAGGTGAAAAAGTAGCTGGAATTTGTGCATCTGGAAATTTATACGTTACATCATTAACTGAGTAATGTCCAAGTTAAGAGACGTTGAGTTTGATGGAGTAATCCGTTCAGATTATATTAAAGAATCTGATGGTAAACTTACTATTAAACAAACTCAAGATGTTGAACCTGTTCTTAAAAAGAATAAACAACTTATTACTTTAAATGATGGCTATTCTAAATCTAGAGATTTAAAAAGAGTAGCTAGTATTCCAAATATTTGTCTAACCATTTGGGCCAAAGAATATAATGGAACTAATAATTGGTTTGGAATACCAGATGTAGAACGTAAAAAGATTTTAAAAAAGAAATTAAACTCTAATGAGTATAGATATTTTAGAACTGCAGAAGGAAAAATATAATGGCAATTAGTACCTATACAGAATTAAAATCCACAATAGCTAACTGGCTTAATAGAGCTGACCTTACATCTGAAATATCTGATGACTTTATAAAATTAGTTGAAGCTGATCTTAATGCTAAATTAAGAATCAGACAAATGGAACATATTGATACTGTTACTATTAATAGCGAAACAGTTACAGTTCCAACAGGATTTATAGCAGTTAGATCATTTTATATTTTATCTGGTGATACAAAATATCATTTAAATTACATTACACCTGCAAATTTATTTGCAATTAAAGGTGGTTCTACTACTGGTTTACCAAGAGTTTATACAATTGAATCTGATGATAGTGTAGAAAAATTTAGATTTGCTCCAAGTCCAGATACAACTTACACAGGATATTTACAATACTATAAAGCATTTACACCTCTATCATCTACTAATGCTTCTAATTATATTTTAGCTTCACATCCTGCAGTTTATTTATATGGAAGTTTATTTCATGCTGCCAATTTTATTGGTGGTATAGATCAAGCTCAAGTCCAAAACTGGATAGCTATGTATCAAACAGCATTAGAAAGATTAGAAAGCAACGATCAACAAGATTCATTTGGTGGATCTCCTGTTGTACAAAATACCGATGTAGGTACTGATCTTTCATTTTATAGAAGAAAGTAACTATGCAATTAGCATTTGGAGAATGGTTACCTGATCAACCTAAACATTTAAACAAAGGAGCTAATGTAGCTCATAATGTTTATTATGCTTTACAAAGTTACAAACCATTTAAAAGTTTAGTTAGTTATAGCTCAAATAATATTGGAGCTGATTCAAAAGGTGCAGGTTCATTTAGAGATGGATCTAATAATGTTTACAACTTTGTTGGTAATAGAACTAATCTTTATCAATTAGATGGTGGTACATTTACATCTCGTAAATCAAGTTTAACTGGAACTGCTACTGACTTTTGGACATTCACACAATTTGGAAATTACATTATAGCAAGTAATGGTGTTGATGCACCCCAATATTACTTAATGGGAACTTCAACTAACTTTGCAAATTTATCTGCAATTGCTACATCTGGAACTGTACCTACATTTAGAGTATCAGGAATTATAAGAAATTTTTTAGTTACTGGAAGCCAACCAACTAATGTTAATAGAGTACAATGGGCAGGTAATGATGATATTGCTACTTGGGAACTTGGTAAAAAACAAGCTGACTTTCAAGATATTCCAGGAGCTGGTGGAAAAATTGTAGCTATAACTTCAGGTGAGATAGGATATGTATTTAGACAAAATCAAATTGTTCGTATGGACTATATTGGCGGACAAACAGTATTCAGATTTTCCGTTATATCTGCTAATCGTGGTGCTGTATATGGACAGACTGTAACACAAACAGATAGACGAGTTTTCTTTTACGCAGACGATGGTTTCTTTGAAGTTAATGGTGATGCACTTAAAGCAATTGGTGCAGAAAAAGTAAATAGATTTTTTGATGCTGATTTAAATAAAGCTTATACAGATCGTATTGTTGCAGCAATAGATCCATTTAATAACTTAGCTTTATGGTTATATCCTTCTGTTGCTAATGCAAATAACACTACTGGTATTTGTGATAAATTATTAATTTATAATTATGTTACAGAAAAATGGTCATCAGCTACTGCAAATGCTTCAACAATATTTACACAATTTGTTGGTGCATATACTGTAGAATTAATGGATATTATATCTACTAATTTAGATAATATTAATATTGCATTAGATACAGACTTTTGGAATGGTGGGCAATTATATTTAGGTGCAATTGATAATAATTATAAAGCTGCTATTTTTGCTGGTAATCAATTAGAAGCAGAAATGGAAACATCTGAAATAGAACCTATTCCAGGACAAAGAACTAAAATTACTGGAGTTAGACCTATAGTAGATTGTGCTTCGACAGTAGCTCTTAAAACTAGAGATGCTTTAGTAGATACTGCAACCACTTCTAGTTATGTTGCAGCAAATACTACTGGTATAGCACCATTGAGACAATCTGGTAGATATGTTAGAGCTAATGTTAAAATAGCTTCTGGAACTAACTGGAATGATGCACAAGGTATTGATGTAACAGCAGCACCAGCAGGAATTAGATAATGGCAGACATAACAGAATTAGATATTGATAACGTAAGATATTCTTTTGATACTCAAGAATATTTTCAAAGACAAGTAGAAGTAGCATTAAACGAATATATAAATAAATTTAATACCGAAAACGATAAAGTTTTCACATGGTTTATGGGAGATTAATATGGCAGGAATAAAAGATTATAGCACAACAGCAGCAAATAACACTACAATAGGAAGTATTAATACAGCTGAAGGTATGTTGCCTTCTAATATTAATAATTGCTTTAGAGGTTTAGGTGCTGAAATTAGAGAATGGTATAATGATTCTCAATGGGTTATTTATGGTGATGGAGATAATGGTTTTACTATTACTTACGCAACATCAACAACATTTACAGTATCTGGTGTAGATGTAACAAGTTTTTATCATGTTGGTCGTAGAGTAAAAGCAGTAGGTTCTACGACAGGAACTATTTACGGAACAATTTCCACAACTACATTTTCAACAAATACAACTGTAGTAGTATCTTGGGATAGTGGTTCATTATCAAATGAGTCTTTAACAATTTATGTTGCTGCATTATCTAAAACAAACGATTCAATTCCTGAATTAGTTATTACTAATGCTAAAGTTGCAACTAATGCTGCAATTGCTGCTACAAAAATTCATGATGGTTCAGTATCAAATACTGAGTTTGGATATTTAGATGGAGTTACATCTGCAATTCAAACCCAAATAGATTCTAAACAAGCAACAATTACAGGCGGAGCTAGTACAATTGTATCTTCTAACTTAACAGCAGATAGAGCTTTAGTATCTAATGGTTCTGGTAAAGTTGCGGTATCTTCTGTAACAGCTACTGAACTTGGTTATGTATCTGGTGTAACAAGTGCAATCCAAACACAAATTGGAACTAAACTTACAGCTTCAAATAATTTATCTGATGTATCTTCTGCATCTACTGCTAGAACTAATTTAGGTTTAGCTATTGGTACAAACGTACAAGCATACGATGCTGAACTTCAAGCAATAGCTGGTTTAACATCTGCTGCTGATAAAGGTATTCAATTTACAGGTTCTGGTACTGCTGGAACTTATGATTTAACAACAGCTGGTAAAGCATTATTAGATGATGCAGACGCATCAGCACAAAGAACTACACTTGGTCTTGGAACTATTGCAACACAAAATGCAAACAATGTAGCTTTAACTGGCGGAACAATTACAGGATTAGGTGATCCTTCATCTACATCTGATGCTGCTACTAAAAATTATGTTGATACTTTAGTTGCTGGACTTAGAACAAGAGTTATTGCAAGAGTTGCTTCTACTGCAAATGTAAATATTTCTACAGGATTAGAAAATGGCGATACATTAGATGGTGTTACATTAGTAACAGGAAATAGAGTTTTATTAAAAGACCAATCTACTGCATCTCAAAATGGTTTATACATTGTTGTCGCTTCAGGAGCTGCTTCAAGAGATCCAGAATTTGATACAATAACAGAATTAGCTGGACAGTTAATTTTAGTATCAGAAGGCACTACTCATGCTGATGATTTATTCTTATGTACAACAGATACTAGTGCTACACTTGGTTCTAGTTCTATTTCATATACACAAGTATTCCCTAGCTCAGGTGGAACAGTAACTTCTGTTGCAGTTGCAGACTCAGGATCTTCAGAATTTACAGTAACTGGAAGTCCAATAACTTCTTCTGGTACAATATCACTTGCAGTTAATTCAATTGCTGCAACTAAAATTGGAACAGGTACTGTAGATAATACAGAATTTGGTTATTTGAATGGTGTAACTTCTGCTATTCAAACTCAAATAGATAATAAGGCTAGTAAAGGATTCTCAATTGCTATGAGTATTGCTTTATAAAACAAACTAATATATAGGAAAATAATATGGCACAAGATTTTACAAGATATAAAGAAAGAAATGTTGGAACATCAGCAGTAACTTTATTTACAGCAAACTCAAACGATACAATCGTAGGTATATCTGTAGCTAATGTTACAGGATCTGCTGTTAATGCAGATGTATTTATTAACGATGGTACAAACGATTTTTATTTAGTTAAAACTGCACCAATCCCTTCAGGATCTGCATTACAAGTTCTTGATGGTGGTGCTAAAGTTGTAGTACAAAATGGTGATATTTTAAAAGTTAAATCTGATACAGCTTCTTCATTAGATGTTTGGATTTCAACTGTTGATGCAATTTCTTAACAGGAGATAAAATGCCTTTTATAGGAAACAAACCCTCAGCAATACCTTTAACTTCTGCTGACATAACAGATGGTATTATTACTAATGCTGATATTGCAAACTCAACAATTAATCTTACACAAAAAGTAACTGGTGCATTACCAGTAGCTAATGGTGGTACTGGATTAACTGCATTAGGAACTGCATCACAAGTATTAAGAGTTAATAGTGGTGCTACTGCTTTAGAGTTTGGAACTGTAAGTTCTGATTTTGTAAAACTTGCAACAGGAACAATATCTTCTTCAACAGCATCTATATCTTTTGATGGTTATTTTACTTCTGATTATAATATTTATAAATTTTTTTGGTATAATTGCAGACCAGTAACAAATAATGGAAGTCAATTTGCTATGAGATTTAGAAGAAGTAATGCTGATGTAACTGCGTCAAGTTACAAAAGTATGATTGGTGGTGGTTACAAAGGAAGTTCAACTGAAACTTTTTCAGGTGGTGGAATATGGAATGGAAGTTATATGCAACTTAACCAAACTACTTATTGGATTTCTGATACAAATTATAATTTTTGTGGTGATTTAACATTATATGACCCACTAGGAACATCTTTATATAAAAGTATTACATTTAATACTTTAGGTGAATATGAAGATACATATTGGTATGCTGGTGCAGGTTCAGGTACATTAAAAGACAATACAAATGCTTTATCAGGATTTACATTTTTAATGAGTAATTCAAATATTAGTTCAGGTAAATTTGTACTTTATGGAGTAAAAATATAATGAAAAAAATAGTAAATGGAATTGAATACGATTTAACTTCTGAAGAAATAGCACAAAAAGAACAAGATGCTATTCAAGCTCAAGCAGACAAAGCTGCTAGAGAATCTAAAGAAGCAGAAGATTTAGCCAATAAACAATCAGCACTAAACAAACTTAAAGCATTAGGTTTGAATGATGCTGAGATTAACTCAATACTAGGAAAATAACATGCTGTCGCTAGACTTCATTATTAAATTACTTGTAAAGACTAACAATAAAATTATAAAAGGAATTTAATAATGCCACTTACAAAAATAAAATCACTAGGAATAACTGATGGTACGATTACTTCAGCTGACTTAGCTACTGGAGTAGGTGGTAAAGTATTGCAGGTTGTTACTTTTAATTATTCTACTGAAGGAAATATTTCAGCTTCATCTTATACAGATACAAATATTACACAATCAATAACTCCATCTTTTACTTCAAGTAAAATATTAATTTTAGCAAATGTAAATGCTTATGGTTATGTTAATGATAGTACATATAGAGTATTTTATTTAAATTTAGTTAGAGGTTCTACCCAAATTGCAGATAAACAATTTCATATTGGTGCTACAACAAATCCTACTAACAGTTATGTTTATGGTGCTATGGATGGTTCAATTATTTATTTAGATAGTCCAAATACAACAAGTTCAACAACTTATAAAATTCAAGCAAAAGTTAATAATACTGCTAATAATTGTAATGTAGCAATTAATGGTGATAATGCTTTTACAAGTGGTGGAAGTCATTTAACTTTAATAGAAATAGCAGGATAATATGAATATTATAATTAGTGCAATTAGAAAAATAAATAAAAATTCTGAATTTAAAATTTTTGGTAATGATATTAATCAAATTACTTGGTTAAATAACACACCACCAATACCTAAGGAACAGATACTAGCTATGATACCAATTGTAGAACAAGAAATTGCAAATGAAGAAGCTAACAAAATTGCTAACAAACAATCAGCACTAAACAAATTATCTGCTTTAGGTTTAACTGAAGCTGAGATAAAAGCTATCATAGGATAATATGGCATACATAGGAAAACAACCAGTTGTAGGAAACTTTGTAAAGCTAGACACAATCACTACATCCGCTACAGCTACATACAATTTATTAAATGGTGGAGTTGCTTACTTTCCACAATCAGCTAATAACTGTATCGTATCTTTAAATGGTGTTATTCAATCGCCAACTTCAGCTTATACAATATCAGGATCAACAATAGTATTCTCAGATGCTTTAACTTCATCTGATACAATAGATTTCATTTTAGTATTAGGAGATGTATTAAACATAGGTACTCCTTCTGATGGCACTGTAACTTCTGCTAAACTTGCTTCTGGTGTATCAGGATTAATTTCTTGGCAATCAGTTCAAACAACAGGATTTACTGCAGTAGCTGGTAGAGGTTATCCTTGCAATACAACTTCTGCAGGATTTACAGTAACATTACCTGCTTCTCCTACTGCTGGAGATACAATTATATTATTAGATTATGCAGGAACTTTTGACACAAACGCACTTATTATTTCTCCTAATGGAAATAAAATAGAAGGTGCAACATCTAGCTTACAATTAAGTGGTGAAAGAGAAGGAGTATTATTAGTTTATATAGATTCAACACAAGGTTGGTTAGCAACATCAGGAATTAATGAAGGAACAGATGCTTTAGCACCACTACCATACACAGTAGATTTTTTAGTAATCGCTGGTGGTGGTGGAGGAGGATTTGATGATGGTGGAGGAGGAGGTGCAGGGGGATATAGAA